CTGCAAAAAAATGTTATTGGATGCATAATGATCCTGGAATGGTGCGTTATCATTTTGCTGTAGATACTAATGCAGACTGTTTTATTCTATATAGAGATCATGGTCATTATCATATTCCTGCTGATGGGGTATGTTATAAAATGGATACCGACGAACACCATACGGCTGTTAATGCAAGTAGAGATGATCGTATACATCTAGTGATAAGTGGCATATGATTAATTTTGAAAACTTTCATAAAACAAGACAAAGCCTTTCTGGATTTGAAGAATATAAAATTGTAAACTCTTTATTAAAATCGTTTGCTAATGCAAGAGCTAACGATACTTCTATTGCAGAACCTAAATTTAATAATTGCTATTATGATAAAGAATGGAAACTAGACTTTGTAAAAAAGCCTGTAGATATTTTTGAATATAGTTTTAATTGTTTAAGAATTTATCTTACTTATAACCATGAAGAACTAGAAAATGCAAAATTTTTTAGAAGTATAGATTTGTTTTACAAATACCTGTTACAGTATTTTCAATTAAATAAAAAAGAATGGTTAACTAAGATTTATGCATATGCAAAACAAAGTGAGCACCACAAAGCACCTGTGTTTATAAAAAATATGGATCAATATTTTGAAAAGCAGAAAATAATGGATGATATGAAATGTTTGATAAAATAACCTCACACTACGATCATATACATTTTACTCCAGATAGATTTGCAAAAGAATTACCGTTGCTTGTAATGAGTCATGGCTCTGGAGGTATAAGCGACATAGATATAGATTTTGCAAACATAGCATGTGCTAACGGATACCAAGTTGTTGTAGTTGACCATTTTACTAAACGTGGTGTCAAAAGTCAAATATGGCATGACGTAGATAATATCTATCCTACATTTGATGATAGAGCCGTAGACATTTATGATGTAAGTACAAAGTATAAATCTTACAAAAAAATATTGTTTGGTATTAGTGCTGGCGGAACATCATGTTTGATATGCAGTGCAGACTTTGATAAAACCTTTGTAGCATACCCTGCATTAGTTGGAATAACACAATCAATGTTAGAAGCACATAAAGTAACTATTGTAACAGGTAATGATGACAACTGGACACCGGTAGTACAAGCACATAGATATGCAGAATATGTAGACGTAGAATTACACACAGTTGACGGGTTTCATGGATTTTTAAACCCACGTGAAGATAGATTTTTAGAAAATGTTGTAAGCCTTAGAGATATTGAATTGCCTATACCTTTTAAAGGAACGTTAGAGAAACTTAACTATCAAAAAGGAGTAACCGTAAAGTACAATAAACAAAGTAGGTTACTTACTGAAGAATTGTTTGCTTTGTGGCTATCTTAGACGCTTTAAACGCTGTTTTTGTGTACTAGCATACGTATTATTATACTCCGCTATATTGATACTCGGAAGGGAAAAAGACGCTTGTATGACGCTCTTAAGCGGTGTAAAGCATACATTTTGCCAGCAGCTAGGGTCGTTGTTTACACCTATATAATTACCTTTATCGTTGTGTTGTCTACATGTATTGCACATATCTTTATGTAATATCCATGTACGATCCTTGCTAATATAATCTATTAAATCTTGCATACTACGCCTGCGCATCAATAGCTCAATACTAATAAAAGCATAGTCATATCCTAAGTCAATAGCCCGGGTTACTTCATACGGAATAAACCAATCTTCACTCCAACGTGCTGTCCTACTAGACCCTTTGTTTCTATAGTCAGGATGATAATATGTTCTTGTACTACACCTTACTGAATTAGAAGGATAATGTCCATTGTTCCAAAGACCACTAAAGGCAACTATATTGTTATCGTCGTATATAATTTCAAAACTATCAAACTTGTCAACAACTTGATCTAAGTTATAATAGTTCTTTGCGTTACGATGATTGTCGTTTTGCTCTATCCATGCACACACATTTTTTAAATTTTCCTTGTGCTGTGGATATTCTGGACTTTCAAGTATATTAATTATTTCCATCTAAACAGTTTCTTTGTTTAATTTTAAATTTTGAGATAGTGTTGATAATGTAGTCAATGGCCACCTAACCATATATCCTAAATCTTCACATTTTTCTTGGGCTAGTAATCTTCGTCTTACTCTTTCTTTAAAATCTAATGTAGGATTTTTTGTTGATATCCAGTTATTATTTTCGTCATACTCGATTCCCCAATGACTTAAATTTTCACCTATTGGGGATCCAGGCAGTACTACCATTGTTTTGCCTAGATTTACTCCGCTAATTGTTCCTTGCTCATTATAAGATGATAATCGATCTAACAGCAAAAGAGTTTCGTTAAAATCTTTTTCAGTTTCAGTTGGGTATCCTACTATCATAAGCATGTCGCATTGTATTTCATATTTTGTTAACATAGCAATAGTAAAATCTATATCATCATTAGATAGTTTTTTACCCATGTCGTGCATTACTGATTCGCTACCACTTTCAATTCCTATGTGTAATTGTTTTGCACCTGCAATTTTCATTTTAGCAAACCATTTTTCAGTAAATTGATGTATAGGTCTACAAATAAATTGTCCACTCCAAACAACACTTTCAGATAATTTACCACTTTGTTTAGCATCTACCATTGCATCTAAAAATTCTTCAAAGGCTTTTAGACTTCCATTAATAAGACTGTCAGTAAAATAAAATTCTTTACTACCAAAGTGTTTATGATGATGTATAATTTCATCTGCTAAACTAGTACCGCTTCTATATCTATAATGTTTCCATGCACTTTTAATATCGCAAAATGTACAATTACGTACACAGCCTCTACTTCCTGTAATTGCTACAGCCTGATTTTTATTTGTGTATTTGCTGAAATCAAAATCACTATAGTCAGGATTAGGCAATTCGTCTAAATTATCTATTTGTTGATAACCATTATATTTTTCGCCTTTAAGTAATGCAACAATACTACGTTCTCCTTCACCAGATATGTATGCATCTGATAGTTTAGTTGCAATCATAAACTCACCAAAATTACTTGCACCGCTTATTCCAAAGGTACTTACACCAGGTCCACCTAGCATAATTTTACAGTCAGATTTTTGTTTTAAAACTTCGCATAGGTCAACAGTATATAATACACTATTAACACTTAACACACTAACGCCTATCCACTCATTGTTTAACGACATTATATAATCTGCCCAGTAGTGTAAGTGACTCATATATAAGTCTAAAGCTGATTTTGAAAGAATATTTTTTTGTTCTAATAATGGAGAAAGATCTAATTCGTCTTGTGAAATGTAACGTAAATCTGTTTGAAAGTAAGAATCTATTTCTTTAAATTCGTTATAATTTTTTTTAAGATCGGTATAAAGTTCTATGTTAAGGTCTATTGTATTGCAAACAAACCCTGCTTTTTCTACACAAGGTTTCAATGCAGCTAGTGCAGGACTAGGCATATGGTTAGCCGTACGAGGTGATGCAACTAAAGTTAAGCTCATATAGTATTTAAGTAAGTTTTTTGAATGGTTAGATTAAGTTGGCCCAAGAGCCGTTTTCGTAACCTTGAAACTTGTTATCAGTTGTATTGTAGATAATCATACCGTTAGCCCCTGTAAGAGCGTCTCTAGCAGTTGTATCCATGTTACCTAGCAACATAGCACCACCTACATTAACTTTTGCATCTGCATTTGGTTCAATGCCGAGACCGTAGTTACCAGTTGCAGTAGCCATATGGAATGTTTCCGCAGTATTTTTATCACCAACAGCAACAATAAGTTCGTCTTTTCTAGCAATCATAACCGCAGGTGTTTCAGTACCACCTGCATCAACTGATCTAAAAAGTATACGTCCGATATTATCAGTACCTGCTAGTGTTCTAGTAGTATCATTTGTTGTAATCCATAATCCTGAACCATTTGTACCATTACTTTCTAACACTATTCGAGGTTGCGTGTTAGTAGTGTTGTCCATATTAACAAGTAATATACCACTGTCATTTCCGTCTAATACACTATTAGTTGTTACACTTGCTGTTTCAACATCACCAAGAATTTTATTATTAATTCCGTCAATAAGTAAGGTTGAATCATCACCAAACACACTACCTGATAATTCACCTTCAAGTGTACCTAAATGAGCACCTGTTGCATTACCAGTTACATTACCAGTTACATTACCAGTTACATTACCAGTTATGTTACCTACAAAATTAGTATTTGCTGTAATTGTAGTTCCTGTAATAGCACCTGGAGTAACATCTCCTACTGTACCATTAAATGTACCTGTATGATCTCCTACTGCATTACCTGTCACTGAGCCAGTAAATGTACCAGTTACTTGTGCTGCAGGAATAAGTCCAGTAGATGCATTAAATACTACTGTACTATCGTCAGCAATAATATCTGCTTGTACTCTTTCTGCTGTAATTTGACTGTCAACTGTTAATTGACTAATCCAAGCTGCATTCCAATTCTTTGCAGGACTACCAAGATTATGTGCTAAGTCTGCATCTGGAACCAGGTGTCCTTGTATTGCTCCGCCAATAACAAGTATATCACTTCCTACACCGTCACCTAAGTTAACTGTACCGCTTGCTGTAATTGTACCAGTAATGTTAATATTACCTGTACCAGTAATGTTATTGCCGTTTAAATCAAGTTCGCCACCTAACTGTGGACTTGTGTCTGCTAATAGTGAATCAATAGTATTTGCTATAGTGGTTGTTCCACCAGCAGTAGTTCCGTCACCAACATATAATTGTTTAGTATCTGTTACGTATATAAGTTCACCTGCTAAAGGTGTAATGCCTAATCGTTCTGCATTAGTGCCGCGTCTAACTTGTAAAGCCATCTATTAACTCCTGAGTGTTTGTTATATGTATTTATGCCAACTACTTTCTTTTCTTCATAAAGATAGCAGTACGCTTCTTGATATCCTTTTTAACTTTAGCTGTGTCTAATCTAAAGTCAACAGTATCTATTACACTCTCGTAGTGTTGTAATAGATCTTCTAGTGCCGTTTCAATATTAAGATTAGGTTTAGTTAAGGATTTTTTAACATCTATTTCCCATACTTTACCGTCCTTAAATCGTACATGTACGCTATGTAAGTACTCAATAGGAACTACATCTATCCTAACATCTTTAAAAATTTCAGGCCAACTATTTACTATTTCGGGATCAAGAGAGCGGCGTTTAGGCACTCTCTTTGGTCTTCGCTGACTTTTTAGTAGGAACAAGTTCTTCAGCTTGGCGTCTTAATTGTGCCGCTTCTTTACTTAACCTATCTGCTTGTGATCTATAAGACTTAGCTAGATCAGCATCGCTTAGTACACCTTCAGCTTGATTAGTATAAACATCTGTTGTATTTACAAGTGCATCTTTATCTTCTTTAGCTTCTGGTACAGTTTGTCCTTGTGCATTTTTAATAGCAAGGTCGTTTACTGTAACACCTTTTTGTTCAGCAATAGCATTGTTTAGTACAGACAATACAACAGTAGTTGTGTTATTAGGTGTCATTTCAACTTGGTCAGTTGCAATTTTTACAAGTTTACCAGTTTTATGAAACCCAGCTAACATATTTCTACCATCGGGTAGTTGTGCTCTAGCCATTGCTTCACCTAACTCATCTGAATCCTGAGCTGTAGCAGAATCAACTAAACTAATTAATGCATCGTGTTCACTAGCATCAAGTGATTGTGTTAATACAACTAACGCAGTATTAGGGTCACCTGGTAGTACTCTGTATACTACGCAACACTTCTTTTGATTTGTTATTAATCTTCCAACATGTTTTAATGCGGCCATATTATTCTCCTTTTGGCGGCTCTGCTTTTTGCTGTGCAGCACTTACAGCAGTCAAGAACGCCTCTAATTTTGAGTAGGTTTGTCCTACGGTAGTCATTTCATTTGGTTTGAAAGCACCGCGGCTACTTGCTACGTCAATTATTTGTTTTAGTGCAGTTAGATCTGTAATTGTTAGATCCGGAGCAGGTTGAGCTCCTTCTGCAGGGGCAGTAGTTGCTTCGTTAGCTGGTACTGCTTCTTTGGTCTTAGCTTCTTCAGTCATATTATCTCCTGTGTTTGAATTGCTATTATATTTAATTATATTTCAAATATGGACACGCCAAAGTGAAATAAGAAAGTTCTTTAGGATTTTCAAACCCTATTTTTAGAACTTTTGCAATAGATTTTGTTTCTTTTGTTTGTACTGAAAGGGCAGAACCTATGTAAAATCTGCCTTTTAAGTTGTCATATATCCATTTAGAAATACTAATTTCTAGATTATATTTTGTAGGTATTTGAATGTATTCAAAATACGGAAGAGGATGCTCAGCTCTCCGTATTTCAAAAAAGTTTAAATGATTGGGTTCTTTAAGTTTAAGCAACATTTTCCTCGTAATGGGCAGTCATTCCAAAAGGTGCTTCTAACGTTTTATCATGATTACTATGAATTACAAATACTGTATCACAATAGTCATCGTCTCCCCAGCTACCAAATGGATATCCGTCTGTAAACATTAAGAATTTTTTAGGTTGAATATCCTGTTCTTTCATATAAGTCCAGTTAACATCAAAGTCAGTGCCGCCACCGCCCATAACTTCGTACTCAGTAAGTTCTCTTCCGTCGTCTGCGCTAAAATCGTCTTCGTTGTAAACTTTTGTATCAAAGCACCATACTTTAATTTTATAATCTTTATATTCGTCCATAATGCCTTTAACTTCGCCTAAAAAGTCTTGGCCTTGTTTATTACTAATTGATCCACTCATGTCAATTGCTACACAAAGATCAATTGTTTCGTCAAAATTCATACCCGGTAGTATTGCACCAGTATGCCAACCTTTACGTGAAGGTCGACTAAATGTGTAATCATTTCGTATAGTTGACTGTATCTGTTGACGTAGTATTTCACGCCAGTTCATTTTAGGCTCTGTAAGATCTTTAATCATACGTGATATTTCGCCTGGCGTATTACCTGCACCTGCCGCTTGTGCAGCAGAGATCATTGACTCTTTAATTTCGTCTTTGATCTTTTTCATTTCATCTTTAGAGTACTTTGGTTTATTTTTACTTACGTTATTACCGTTAGCATCTTTTGTTTCACCTGCATCAGATGTGCCGTCACCGTCACCTTCTGCATCAAGGTGTTCGTCTAACATTTCGCCAAGTTGCTCTAAGAACTCTTTGCCGTTTTGTTTTGCTTGTTCATAAATGTCATCATATACTTCTTCTGATGTCCACTTGTCATATTTAAAGTCTTGGAAACAATCAATGAAGCTAGGTTTTTCACCAATACGATCACGTACTAATAAATTATTAACAATATAATCAGCGGCAATATTATATAACTTAGGATCACGTCCTTCTCTACGTCCTAAGTGATCAAATACACAATGTAAAATTTCGTGTGCAATAACAAACTCAATTTCTTTATTGTTCATTTTATTAAAGAACTGAGTGTTAAAATATAAATTACGTCCGTCTACAGCGGCAGTTGGGCACCAATCATCTGCGGCTAAGATGCGTAAACGTGTTGCCATATTACCAAAGAAAGGATGTCTTAGAAGTAGTCCTACACGAGCAACAATAATACGTTCAAAAACTTCTTCACGCATTTCATCTAGTTGTTCTGGTGTAATATCTGGATCAGGTGTCCAATGCTTAGTGCCTTCTACATTGTACAGTACATCATTAGTAAAGTCTAACATGATCATATTCCCTATTGTTTATACTTACAGTATACACTTATTTACGCTAAAAGTCAAGCGAAAATGGGCGTTTTGGAGAGATCGCCCAACTCTATATGCTATGCCTGTTGCGCCGCAGTAATATACTTACCAAAACGCTCATGGAATTCATCAAAACATTCTACTTCATCTGGATCGATTGGTAGTGAATATTGTGTAAGAGCAAGTTTGATACCCATTACAACCAATTCTGTTTCGAAGTTATCCATTGCAAAACGTAAAAAGTTATTAACTTTATCGTCAAACTTTTTATCGTTCTTATCCGAAGATTCTTTTAGCTCATAACAGAGTGAGACAGTCAAGGAATACATGGCACTGATTTCTTTAGTCTTTAGCTCTTTTACTTTACCTGCCAAAATATCTGTTGGATTAGGCATAGATGCCGCTACCTTTCGGTGCGCCATAAACTTTACAGCAAGCCCTTCGCCTACTGAACCACTTACTAAGTCTGTGGTTGTTTGTTCGTCATCATCATCTTCGATTAGTTCGCTAACAAATGACCAAGAACGAGGTGTTGCAAAAGAACGGCTTGGACTTTTAGGATCAAAGTCGTATAAGTCTTTCTTTGCAAAAGTCAAATAACCAACAACATCGTTATGTATACGGTTATCTACAGCCCACTGGAACCAGTCATCAAATGATACAGCAAGTTCTAAGTGGATAAAACGGTTTGCTAACGGAGCAGGCATTCTATAAGTAACACCTTTGTCAGCATCTCTATTACCAGCCGCTACAATTAAAACATTGTCTGGCAATTTGTATTGTCCAATACGTCTGTTAAGAATAAGTTGGTAAGCGGCCGCTTGTACAGCCGGAGCCGCAGAATTCATTTCGTCTAAGAACAAAACGATATAATCAAATTGTTTAGCAAACTCTTCCGTAGGAAGTTCTTGCGGTGGTGCCCATTGCATAGTACCTGAGTTAGAATCAAAGTACGGAATACCTTTAATATCTGTAGGTTCCCATAGCGACAAACGAATGTCAATTAAGTGTGAATTTTTAAGTTGATTTGTAATCTGCCCTACAATATCGGATTTACCAATACCTGGAGGCCCCCAAAGAAACAAAGGACGTTTCTTTTTAAATGCTCGCGTAATGCTTTTCTTTGCACCATTTGGCGATACAGTTCTAATTGCAGTAGTTTCCATAGTGTATTCCTCTTGTGTTGTTGTCAGTGCCATATCTAATTTCTTAGTATGTATATATAATAACACCAATTTTACAAAAGGTCAACCTATTTTGGAATCTTTTTTCTGTCTAGAAAGGGCCTTTGTTAGCCCGTATTTACGTATATCTCCGCTAAAAAGATGTAATTCCATGGCCTTTTTTTCGTCTGTAACAATAATACCATTGGATGCTAGGTAGTAAGGACAGTCAATAAATGCGTCCATCCATATAATTGTGTTAGTTGTAAGTTGGAAATCACGTGGATATGGAATATCGTATGTAGTTAGATCTAGTTCTTCTTTTATAAATTCAAATCCTGCGTCAGTTAAACGTAGCCCGCCGGAATTTTTTGTTCTTGTATTTTTCCACCATAGTGGCATATACTCTGCTATAGTTAAATCATTAATAGATTTTCCTGCTTGTTTTAAAAAGATTTTAGTGTATGTTTCTTTCCAGTTCATTCGTAAACTGTTTCGCCTGATGTAAGTTTTTTAACTGAAAACTCATCAGTGTCAAATAGATCGTTTAATTTTTTAGCAAGATTGTGAGCATGTCCAGGATTAGAAAAACTAGTTTTCTTATACTTAGGTCCAGGATAACTAGTTAATATATTAGATGATTTTAAATTGAACGGCGCATCTTGAAAGAATACTGCCCAGATAGCATCTGATTGTAAAACTTGTTCTGATTTATAAGTCTTTTTATCTATAAACTCTTTTAATACAGTTGGCTTAGGTCTACTCATATACGTTGTCCTTTAATTAACTACGTATATATTTAGCTCTTTTTTAACAACTTTCTAGTCCATAACCAATGAATAATTTTGTATACGGGCCAAGGCACTGGAATATTATGACAGTGTTTGCCTTTTACGACAAGAATGTCCCAAGTCCATTTACCTTGAATATGTGTAAATCCTACAATACCTAAACTAAAATTACCTATTACCAATTAGACCCACTATCCATATTGACTTGAATTACATCATCTGCACCGTTATTTTTACGTGCAAGGATTTGTTCAATGTCTCCGGTTAATCTAGCCATTACTTCACCTAGTGTAAGTGCAAGTCTTTTAGATTGCTCTATTGTTAGCTTAACTTCTTTTGCTTTACTAGCATCTGCACTTTTAACTTGTGAAATAAACTGTTGTATTGGAACAGTGTTTAATGGCTCATTTTGCGTTGGCACGTGATAACTCCGTTCTCATAATAATATCAGTTTTAAAAGGACCTTTCGAATCGTAACGATCAAGTGTAATCATTTTAGGACAAAAGCTCTTTACCCAACCTTTTTCAAAACGTATAATAAAATATCCTGCGGCATATAAACTTTTACTTTTTTTACTTTTTGTAAACAATGCAAGTTTTTGTTTTACATCATAAATGGGGTTGTATGGAGTAGTACTAGTTGGATATCCGTGAACTTCTTTTTCGTGTGTTTCTTTAATTTCTAAAGAACTCCAGCTAATAGATGAATTTAATGCATTAGATAACTGCTTTTCATTATTATAAAATTTAGTACCTTTAGGTGTACTTAGTATATATTGATCATCATTTAAACTGATAGTACCAAACTTTTCACCTTTTGTTTCAACAATCCAAAATTTATTTTTTATAATTTCTTTAGCATTTATACTCATTGTGGATACCTCGCTTGTAATGGTTCTGCAAATTGTGCCGCTTGATCTGCAATACGTTGCATATCCCATTTAGCACAGAACTTCATAAGACGCATACCAACTTGCGATACTTCTTTAGGTTCTACTTCTGCAATAGTGTTATTAATTATCTCTCTAATGTCTGCAGGTTGTGCAGTCAAATCACATAATGTAACATTACGTGTATAGTCATCTAGTACACGATGTTCTACACCTTCATGATCAGTCCAACGCTGTAACATCATATTATTCCAATTATAGCCTTTAGTGCCTTTGTCTTGAAATGCTTCAATAAGACCTACTTTGTTCTTAGTACCTTTCTTACGTACACCAGGGTATGCACTAAACACGTTGTCACTAGTGTCACCACGCATACACTTCTCAAACAACATAAAGTCAGGCTCGGGTGCAGGCTTTGCTTCTTTAGTTTTCTTATCAATTACAGGTGCACCTTTGTCATCAAAGTAACCTTCGTGTGTAATAGTAACGTTTTGTATACCGTTGTATTGCTTTACATTAGGTGCAATAAGTTGTGCAAAGTCACCGTCAGTACTAATAATAACATGATTATCGTTAGGGTGTGATTGTACCCAACCAGCAATAAGATCATCTGCTTCTAGTTGCTTGTGTTGCATAACAGTACAGTTAGTCTTTTCACTTACAAAGTTCTTAAATTCGTCAAAGATCTCCCAAAACACTGTATCTTCTTCACTCTCAGTTACAGTCATCTTATCACGTGCAACTTGCCTGTTACGCTTGTAAGGTTCGTAAAAGTCTTTACGCCAACTACGACCTTCTAAACAAAACACAACATGATCAGCATCAAAGTCTTTCCACGCTTTCTTTACACCTGCAAGTGTAATGTGTAGAGCCATGCCTACCTTAGTGTCAATGTCACCACGTACTACATGCCTTGCACGAAAGAATGTGTTAGCTGTGTCTACTAGAATATAATTTGCCATTAGTTTGCCTTTGTATAATTTATAGTACTATTGTAACACCAGATCTGGCTTGTGTCAACCATTACGATACTTCTGATTTATCTTTGTCAATTGGTACTACGTTAATATAGCCCATTTCTCTTGCAGTTTCTACACCTTGCTCACCAAGTATTTGTATAGCAATAGTTTTGAACCAACCATCTACAATTTCTTCGTTAGTTTCACCAGTGTATCCTGCATCAAGTAGTTCTTCAATAAACTGGTTATTCCAGTCGAGCTCAAAGAACCCGTTCTTAATGTTGTCGGGATTAAGTTGTGTATCCAACACAGCTACCCAAGGCTCCCCTTTTGCTGTTGCATCTTCTTTTTCTTTTGCAAGAATAGCTCTGCGTTTATCTTCAGTAGTTTCTTTTACTACTTCTTTTTTACCTTGTAATTTATTTACAGTGTTTTTTATTTTATCCCACATATTTTACCATCCTGCCTTTCGTATTCTATCTTCGTTAATAGGCGCCTTCATTGCCTTTTCATGTTGTTTGTTTTTGTACTTTGTATCAAGTGCCCCACGCATTTCCGAAGAGTGAAATGTGTAGTCTTGGGGTAAATCGCCATCCTTCTGCCATACACGCTTCCGCCACGTCTTTAACGTTGAGGGTGTATTCTTCACTGCGTCCACCCAACGGCATAAGATATACCGGACATTCCACCCCGGCACTTCTGTAAGCGTCCACAGCT